AGCCCCACCCCGAACCGACCATCATCGTCGAGCTCGACGACACCGCCCCGCCCACCTCGGCGGCCGACCTCGACAACGCGGTCGCCGAGCTGCTGCTAAGCCTGCCCACCCAGGAGCCGGCCGGGAAGGGGGTGCCGGATGGCCGCTGACCCCAAGGTGTCCCCGCCGCGCGACCCCGCCGCCCGCGTCCTGGAGCAGCTCGCCCGTTGTCCTGACGAGCTAATCAGCCGATGGGCTGCCCGCTTACTGGCCGCCAGTTCGGCCGACCGGGAGAGCAATCGCCATGAGTGAACCCAAGCCCCGCCCGGTCAGGAATGTCCTGTACCGGGCGCGAGTACGTTACCGCGCCGCCCAGTCCGTCTACCGGCCGAACCTGGACCAGCCGGCGAGCTGCTGCGGGCTGTTCCCGATCCGGGACCTCGTCTTCCTGGCGAAGGTCTGCCGGTGGCCGTTGAACCAACAGGACATCTCTTACCTACGGAGTGCAGGATGAAGACGTTGCCTCTGGACAAGATCAGGACCGACGGCGGCACGCAGTTGCGTGCCAAGATGGACGACGCCGTGGTCGACGAGTACCGCGACGCCGTGGTCGGCGGCGCCAAGTTCCCGCCGGTCACGGTCTTCTTCGACGGCGAAGACCACTGGCTGGCTGACGGGTTCTACCGCCTCGCCGCCCGCAAGAAGGCCGGCCTGGCCAGCATCCCGGTGGACGTGAAGAAGGGCACCCAGCGCGAAGCCATGCTCTACGCGGCCGGCGCCAACGCCAACCACGGCCTGCGGCGCACCAACGCCGACAGGGAGCGGGCGGTCAAGATGCTCCTGGCCGACGAGGAGTGGGGCGCCAAGAGCGACCGGTGGATTGCCGAGCAGGCCGCCGTGTCCCACCCCTACGTGGCCAAGGTCCGGAAGAAGCTCAGCGCCGAGATCGGCAAGCGGGTAGCGGCCGCACTGGACAGTCGCGCCTGGCTCGAGGATCAGGTGTCCACGGTGGACACCTCAAACGGCCAGGTGGAAACCGTTACCACCTCAAACGGGGACGGTGAGGCGGGCGAGTCCCAACTGGAAACGTTTCCAGTTGAGGAGACCCCTCCGTCTCAGGTGGGAACGTTTCCACCTGAGAAGGACGATCGCCCCGCCCCCAAGCCGGCCAAGTCGGCGAAGCGTGTCGGCAAGGACGGCAAAAAGTACCGAATCAAGCCCCAGGTGGAAACCGTTACCACCTCAAACGGGGACGGCAACGGCGACCCGGCCTTGGTGCTGGACGGCCTCAAGCGGCCAGTGCCGGAGAAGTTTCGGGAGGTCTTCGAAGCGCGGCGGCGGTTCCAGGAGGCGACGCTGCTGCTAACCCGGGCCGCTCGCATCATCGAGGAACTGGTCCGCTCTGAAGCCGGGGCCAACTTACAGGAGGGGGAAGTCCTGCCCCGGATCCGCAAGGTGAAGGAAGCCGTTCACACGGCCATGCCGCATGCGGTCTGTCCCTACTGCCAGGGCGAGGACCGCAAGCCGACCTGCAAGCCCTGCGAGGGCCTCGGCTGGGTGGACAAGGTCACGTACAAGGCGGCCCCGAAGGACGGCGAGGAGGTCAAGGGATGATTCTGCGTAACTATCAGGATGAGTGCGTCGACGAAGTCTTCCATCATCTGGAGCAGGTGAAGAGCACCCTGATCGTGCTGCCCACCGGCACCGGCAAGACGATCGTGTTCGCCACGGTCGCCCACCGCTGGCCGAACAAGCGGGTCCTGGTGGTGGCCCACCGCGAGGAGTTGATCTTCCAGGCGGTGGAGAAGATCAAGGCGGTCACCGGCGAGGTGCCCGCCGTCGAGATGGCCGACCTGCGGGCCGACGTGGCCGACGGCTGGATCGACCAGGCCCGCATCGTGGTGACCTCGGTGCAGACCATGTGCCGGCCGAACCGCATGGAGCAGTTCCGGCCGGAGGACTTCGGCCTGCTGATCATCGACGAGGCCCACCACGCCCCCGCCCCGATCTACCGCCGCGTGATCGACTACTACGGCCGCAACCCCGATCTCCGCATCCTGGGGGTGACGGCGACGCCCGACCGGCACGACGAGGAGGCCCTCGGCAGGGTCTTCGAGTCCGTCGCGTACAACCTGGAGATCTACCAGGCGATCGACGACGGCTGGCTGGTCGGCATCGACCAGCAGTTCGTCCGCGTCGAGGGGCTCGACTTCTCGGCGATCCGCACCACGGCAGGTGACCTGAACGGCGGCGACCTCGAAGCCGTCATGGTCGCCGAGAAGATCCTGCACGGCGTGGTCGTCCCGACCATTGAGCTGGCCCGCGACACGCCCACCCTGGTCTTCGCCTCGTCGGTGGCGCACGCCGAGCGCATGGCCGAGATCGCCAACCGGCACCGCGGCGGCTGCGGCTTCTGCCTGCACGGCAAGACGCCGAGGGAGGAGCGCCGCGCCGTCCTGGACCGCTACCGCCGGGGGGAGTTCCAGTTCCTGTTCAACTGCGGGCTGTTCCTCGAAGGCTTCGACGAGACCCGCATCGGCTGCGTGGCCATCGCCCGGCCGACCAAGAGCCGCGCCCTGTACGCCCAGATGATCGGCCGCGGCACGCGCCCGCTGGCCGGCACCGTGGATGAGGCGTGGATGGAGGCCGAGGACCGCAAGGAACGGATCGCCCTGAGCGACAAGCCAAGCCTGCTGGTCCTCGACTTCGTGGGCAACAGCGGCCGGCACAAGCTGATCTCGGTGGCGGACGTCCTCGGCGGCAACTACTCCGACGACGTCGTCGAGAAGGCCACCCGCTCCGCACAGGCCAAGAGCGCCCGGGGCGAGGCGGCCGACATGATGACCGAACTGGCCGAGGCCCGCAAGCGGGCGGAGGAGGAGGAGCGCCAGCGGCGGCGGGCAGTCATCGCCCGCGCCCGTTATGGCACTGTGCGGGTGTGCCCGTTCGACGTCTTCGAGGTCGAACCCAGGCGGGAGCCGGGCTGGCATAAGGGCCGGCTGCCGACACCCAAGCAGCTGGAGGTCCTGGCCAAGAGCGGCATCCCGACCGACGGGGTGAGCTTCTGGCAGGCGAGCCAGTTGATCGACCAGGTGATTAGTCGCCGGTCGAAGGGGCTGTGCTCCTTCAAGCAGGCCAAGCTGCTGGCCAAGTACGGTTACGACGTGAACACGAGCTTTGAGGAGGCCCGGCGCATCATCGACGGGCTGGCCGCCAACGGGTGGAAACGGCCGGAAGCGGCGAAGGGATGAATCAGCAGGTGGTAACGGTTACCACCTGACGGCACCACAGAGCCCCGCTGGCCCGGGACGTCCCGGGCGAGGTTTCTTTCGCGGTTCCTGAACCTTGGCCAAAAGGTAACCGCGTGAAGGCTGGTATGAGGCGACCGAAAGAGCTTTTCCCGACCGCACCGGTGGTCGGGTTTGTCCAGGCAACGGGCGGGTAGTTGATCCCGCATGGGCCATACGTCCTGGTCCTCCACCCGGCGGAAGCCGGGCCCCACAGTGAGGAAAAACGCTCGTATAAGGCCGGCCCTCTGCCAGAAGAAGACCAGCGGGGAGACCCAAAGAACCCCAGACCCCTAGTAGTGGGGAATGAGGGAATGGCCCCCTCCCTAGCCGGGATTCGCGGGAGTCGGATTTAGAGAGGTGTTCATGCGGGTTCGCTACACCTTGATCATCGAGGACTATCCACCGCGCTTGCGCGAGGACATGGCACTGCCCGTGCCGGCCATCACCAGATTGAAGCGACTGCTAAAGCAATTGCGGCGGCTCCACGGCTTCAGAGTCCTGTCGGTGCAGGAGCTGGCCGCGGGCGACCCGCCGGCCGACGGGCACGCCGACGGGGGCGGTGGGGTCGGGGAGAGGTGAGGGGCCGCCGGCGGCTCCGGGGGTGAGCACAGCCAGGCGGCCCCGTGTGACTGACATTGTAGGAGGAATAACCGTGAGTGAAAACTTCTTCGGGCGGCTGGTCCGCAAGCCCGCATATTTGGGCTGGGCCTATGTCGGCCACCATTACGAGATCGCTGGCGTTGGCGAGACGGTCGCCGAGGTCAGGCGTAACTTCGGACCGGGGCTGGTGATCCTGAAATACGGCGAACTGCCCCCGACCGTGCCGCCGCCGGCGACGCCTGACCTGCGCCGGGAAGAGAGGGAAGCCCTGGACACGGCAGCGGCGCTTCGGGCGCGGCTGAGGCGACGGCCGGCGGTGTAGTAAGGGGCTGTGAGAGACATTGATAGGTGCCGCGCGGAATTGCCGAAAGGGGAGGTTAGAATGAGTCAGTGTGAGCGTGATTCCGGGAGGGCGCCGCTTGTGAGTTCGCAACAGGTCCTTGAAGCCGTCCAGACGGTCCTGGCTGAAAACCCCACGCAGCTGCGGCAGGGGGACGAACGCCTCGTCCTCGCCCTGGCGGCGACCCGGACCCGGCGCGAGGCGGCCGAGCTGGCGGGCGTCTCTGAGCCGACGATTTACCGGCGGCTCAAGTGCCAGGCGTTCGCCAAGGTACTGGTGCTGGTGCGGGCGTTGATTGTGCAGGAGGCGACGCACGCGCTGGCCCGCCCCTCGGCGTGGGCGCTCGAGGACGGCGACGGTTCACAAAGGTAGACGCGCATGGCCGGAAAGCCCAAATTCACCGTCGAGCAGGTGGCGAAGGCCCTAAACGACTGCAAGGGCATGGTTTACCTTGCCGCGAAGCAGCTGAAGTGCCACCACCAGACCGTCTTCAACTACCTGAAGCGGCACGCCAGCCTCCGGGACGTGGTCGAGTCCAACCGGGGCGAGATGGTTGACTTCGCTGAACTGGTGCTGTGGAAGGCGCTCCAGAACGGGGAGCAGTGGGCCGTTGTGTTTACTTTGACCCGGCTGGGCAAGGACCGCGGCTACAACGAGAAGATCGAGCACCGGCATGAACATAACTACCGAAACCTGCCCGACCTCTCCGCCGACGAGTTCCGGCAGCTGCCCTACGTCCGCCAGCTCGAACTCTATCGCCAGGCGCTGGAAACACCTTCGCGCAATTGAGGCGAAGGGCCTGCACGGCTGGGAGCTGGCCATCTGCGCCGGGGACGTCGTCCACTGGGTCAATTGGTGGGCCTGGACGTTCGACCCGCGCCTGTCCGCCGCCACCATCCCCTTCGACCTGTTCCCGCGCCAGGTGGAGTTCCTCCGCTGGCTCGGCGAGCGCGAGCGCTTGCAAGCGGACGGCCTCGTCGAGAAGAGCCGGGACATGGGCATCACCTGGCTCTGCTGCGCCTACGCCTTGCACGGCTGGCTGTTCCGGCCTGGCTTCGCCGCGGGGTTCGGCTCCCGCAAGCTGGAGCTGGTGGACCGGCGCGGCGATCTGAACAGCATCTTCGAGAAGTTCCGGTTCCTCCTCGACAACCTCCCCGCGTGGATGCTGCCGAAGGGCTTCGACCGCGCCGAGCACGACAACCTGGCCCGCCTGGTGAACCCCGCCAACAATAGCACCATCGTCGGCGAGGGCGGCGATAGCGTCGGCCGCGGCGGTCGGGCGAGTGTCTACTTCGTTGACGAAGCGGCCCACCTGGAGCACCCCGACCTGATCGAGCGCAGCCTCTCCCAGACCACCAACGTCCGCATCGACGTGAGCACCCCGAACGGCATGGGAAACCCCTTCGCGGCGAAGCGGCACGCCGGCATCATCCCGGTGTTCACGTTCTCGTGGCGCGACGACCCCCGCAAGGGCGAGGAGTGGTACGCCTACCAGAAGAACGTCAAGTATGCCCATGACCCCGCCGGGCTGGCGCAGGAAGTGGACATCGACTACACTGCCAGCGTGTCGGGCGTGTGCATCCCCGGCGCCTGGGTCCGTGCCGCCGTCAACCTGGACCTGCCGGCAAGCGGTCCGGTCGTCGCCGGCTTCGACGTGGGCGAGGAGGGGGATAATAGGTCGGTGTTAATCCACCGGCAGGGGGCGGTCCTTCGCCCACCGGTGTGGTGGGGCCATAGCAACACCACACAATCGGCATGGCGGGCGAAGGAAGAACTCGTCAAGGCCGGCGCCGCCGAAGTTCACTACGACGCGGACGCCGTAGGGGCCGGGGTAAAAGGGACGTGGGACACCGCCGAGGAGCCGCTGCCTTTCGCCACCTATCCGGTCCACGGCGCCGGCGCGACGACTGAAACGGTCTGGCCCGACGGCCAGTCCAGCAAGGCGAAGTTCCTCAACATGCGGGCTGAGCTGTGGTGGAAAGTGCGCGTCCGGTTTGAGAAGGCATACGAGTACAAGGAGAAGGGGATTGCCCACCGGCCGGAGGACATGATCTCCATCCCGAATCACCCGCAGCTCATCGCCGAGCTGTCCTTGCCGCTGTACACCCACACCGAGACGGGCAAGGTGCAGGTGGAGTCGAAGAAGAAGATGCGGACGCGGGGAATCAAATCACCGGATTTTGCCGACGCCCTGGTGTACTCGTTCCACGAGGCGCCCCGCTGCGCCGTGAGTGAAGCCGCCATGGCCCGCGTGTGTGACCCCAACGTCCAATTGCTGTTCGAGGACTAACTTTGTTCGAGGACATGGCCAGGCGTGCTTACCGTTACGGCGGCACCGACGTGCTAGCGGACGATCCCATTGTTGCTTCCTGGGGCCGGAGGGGGCCGGTGTCCGACACGGTGGACGACTACATTTTGGCCCTGGCTTTCTCCGATGTGGGTGGGCCGGCCGGGCTGGCTACGGTGGCGCGGAAGCGCAGCCGTCCCGTCACCTACGAGGTGGCGGGGCTGCGCCGCTACCCCAGCCCCGGATACCAGGCGATTGCGGAGGATCTCGCCGACCTGACCGGCACGCCGCCCCTGAAGGATAATCGGTTGGTCCTCGACGCCGGCTTGGGCAAGGGCATCGTGGACATCTTCCGGCTCTGCCGCGGTTTTTACACGCTGCACCCACTGCTGGTGGTTGAGGGCGAGTTGATAGACGCCGCGCATGACCCCGTGACGGGCTGGACGAAGGCCAAGAAGGGCGAGGTGGCCAGCGCCGTCCTCGGCGTGTTAGAGACCGGCCGTCTCACCATGCACCTGAAGCACGAGGCCACGCGGAACGGCTTGCGCGCCCTCGCCGGTAAGGCGGGCCTGCTGACCCGGGCGCTCGAGATGCTGCCCGGCTCCGACCGGGACGACGAGCTGGTCCTCGCCGTGGGGATGGGGCTGTACTGGGGCGAGACGCGGAGCTGGAGGATTGTCGCATGAGCGCGGTAGCAGCGCGGCAACGGCCGAAGCGCTTTAACGTCTGGCGCCGGAAGACGGGCGCCGTCGTCTGGTCGTTCGTCGCCCAGGTCAAGAGCGCGGCCGAGGGATGGGAACGGGTCAGCCGCTACCCCGACGATTACAACGACTGGTTCGTCGCCCCCGCCAACGTCTCGCCCTCGACGGCCACGAAGGTCCGGGTCGAGCCGGACATCCTCGCCCCCCGGAAGGCGCCCCGGTGGCAAGCGTGGTGCCGGCCAGTCGGCCGGAGCAAGTGGTTCGCCTGGGGCGGCGGCATGACAGAGGCGGCAACCTGGGAGCGGGTCCGCCGGGCCGGCGCGGCGGGCCAGAATTACGACTGGGCCGTGTTGCCCCGCGGCGTCACGCCGGACGATACGACGTTGCACCGGCTCGACGAGGCCGCTCTGGTGAACGGGATCGCCTGGGCCGGCGCCATGACCGAGGCGGCTGCCTGGGCGCGAGTCCGCCGGGCCGGCGCGGCGGGCGTTGACCCCGATGGCCACCAGCACGGCCACCGGCCGCACCTCGCCGCCGAACTCCCGGCTCAGCCACACCCCGTCCAGGTAGACGTGGGGGTGCTCCCCGGCGATGGCCCGGTTGCGCCAGTCGTGGATGCGGGCGTAGATCTTCTGGTTCAAGGCGCTGACCGTGCTCGGGCTGACGAGCGTGCCCCCCAGCGCCTCGGTGATGTCCTCCACGCGGCGCACCGATACCCCGGCCAGGTACATCTCGACGAGGGCCTCCTCGACCGAGGTCTCGCGCCGCCGGTAGCGCTCGATGACCTGGCTCTCGAAGGTCGCGTGCCGCAGCTTGGGCACCTTCAGCTCGACCTCGCCGGCCT